AGAAATTCCTCTTGACGAGCTACAGTGTATGTGGTCAGAAAGAGGAACTGGTGCATTGGGAAGTTCAAATAAATAAGCCCGATGTAGGTCTTGACTGTTTATATATAGATGCGTTAACGCGAAAAAAAATAGGGGCTGTCATTACTGACAGCCCCTATTTTTTGAGGTTTTACATTTTTATCTATATGATTAAGATAAATATGATTATGGAAGTTCCATTAAACGTGTTGTAACACTGGAGTAAGTTGTGCCACTTGATAAATTTCCAATTTTAAATAATCCATAACATCCACCGCTTGTAGCGTTACCACCATATTGTGTGTTGCCACCTGTTGTTAACACATTGTTATTGTATTCTTCCCAATAGTCGCACGAATAGGTCGTATAAGAACCATTGTTTTCAGTTGAATAGAACATTGGATAACCACAAGGACTAGAAACTTTAAATTTACTAGCAAATCCAGAATCAGGAAGTTTTTCTACAAAAGTACCACCAGAACTAAAAGAAAATTCTTCCGGATTCAAAATGATATACCATCCAGTAGAATTACAATATCCACCATCCATAACTTCACTTCCTGAACCCCACAAATCTTCGATGTTACGATACTGTTGTCCATATCCAAAAGATGCGCGAGAAGATAGCATTGTTCCAGTATGGTATGGCATTGAATCTGTACTTCCTGTTGTTTCTACTTTTGTGTTGCCACTTGGTGCTACTCCGTATCCAATCTTTGCTTGTGAGTTCCAGTTTGCAAATTCTACAAGATAGAGTAGCCATATAGTAAACCTAGTAGTAAAGTCTTGCATCCAGTAGCTACTGCCAAGGGCTTCACAACCTTTTTTTGTAGTAGTAATAGTTGCACCTCTGCTCGATGGCGTAGTTCCGCTTTTACTCTTATAACTTCCTATACCACTATAATAACGCCCTATATAAACGACATCGCGTTCACCATGTCCATCCCCTCTATCCATATGAGCAGGAGATACATGAAAATCATCTAACAACTCATTGCTAATCTGAATTGAAAGCCCATTTCCATTTTGTTTAAGTCTATAGTAGAATTTAGGAATAGAAACCATTGTACCACCTGTACGTTCGTTGATAACCATTCCCATCCATGGCATGATGTTATCAAATGGAGAACTATAACTTGTAGCACCACTGACATAAGGTACAGGGTCATCGAAATTAGCAGCATCATCTGTTCTTGTCCATGCAGTCGTACTTGTTCCATCCCAACTTACTCCATAAATCTTTACATCATCAGATGTACTCCATGATTTATTTTTATAAATATCAGTTAGTTTGAATACCCAATATGAACCGTCCCAAACTTTAACATTTACATTTGTAACCTTAATATAGATTCTATCTGTAATATTAACTGCATAGTCTCCAAAATTGTCAGGCGCACCAATTTCTGAATAAACAACATCAGAGTCAATCCAAATGTCACCAATGGCAGTTGCAGTTGGTTGACTACTTTGAACGAAAACTTCTCCAATTTCACTATCGGTTCTTACCCAAACTGTATTTTCTTTTGCATTTTGAGGTCTAGTTAACCCACCTTGCACATAGAAGTTGAGTTTACCCCCCCCCGCTTTGTGGGAGGTGCTATCATTCCCATAATCATATCTCCTTTTAATCTATGTAAATAAAAAACACTATACTATTGCGGAACAATAACATAGTGAAAGAAATATATTCTTTTTTTTAGATTTGAGGAATCAACCCCAAACACCTACACATCCAGTCCAATCAGTCCCATTCCAATAATTAAGAGTACCATTACTTGTGTTCAACCAAATCTTAGTTTTATCAGAATCGGATGTTGGAGCGGATTCAGACCTAACCAATACATCTGTTGCGCTTGCATTAAATGTGATAATATTATTAGTCTTATCCACATTAGCTGTGATTGTTCTATCTTTGACAAATGTATTAGCTGGCATCTTATCTGTAGAGCCAGACAATACAGGTGTTACAGTATCAATAACCGTTTCACCTGATGAAGTAGTATATGAAATATTCATTACAGAACCAACTACATAGTTATTAGGCGCTCTAAATCTAATACTATAAATACTTGTAGTAGGTTCATATTTTAATGCAATATTATAAATTAAACTTTGTTCATTGAAAGAAATTGTATCTACATCAATAACTGTGTTGTTAGAACGGTCAACAATTTCATTAACTGTACTTGACTGTATAATATATTTACTAAGAACATATTTATACAGCAAGTTCATCATACCTACCTGTCCTTTATTATAGACATCGGTATCATCTGGATAATCACCAGTGCTATATTTTACACCACTGGACGAAGAAGTAAATGTCTCAGAACCAGTATTAGTTCTATTTAGACTTTCATACAGTTCTGTATACTTTGTAGCTTCTGCTGTCAAGTTATTGCTATTTGGTGCAGGAACTTGATTAGGTAAATTCAAAAAGGTTGCCATATAGCTTTATCTCCTTTCCTCATTTAATCATTATCCAACCTTGCTCTAAGTCTCCATATTTATAAAAAATATATACTTTTTGACCGACTACTAAATCTTCACCAGTCATATTTTTATATGGATTACTTGGGGTTGACATATCACTTGGAAAAAAGACGGTAGCTTTTTTAGTGGTAGCATCATAACTTGCTACAATGGCAACTTGACTTACGATAAGTCCAGCACTTCTTGCTATTTGGTTAAAAGCAGATTTAACAACATCATATACGAAGTTATATTGTTCTTGTGCTTTTTTAATTTCACTCATAGCCATTATTCTATCTCTACCGCCTTTGCCAAGTTAATTGTAGATTGTATATCTACGCCGATAGGTAATTCTATACTGTTGATTAGGAATCTTTCTTTTTGTGAATTTAAGTATGTATCAGTTAGTTCAACGATTTGGTTTACATCTAAATGATACAAAGCTAAACAATTTATGTCTACATTAGATAGTTTAGCCCTTGCTTTCTTTAATTCCCAATTCGCTCTCGCCTGTGCTTTTTCTAGTGTATCAATTCCCTTAACATATTCAGTAATCATTTTCACTTTCTTGAATCCAACATTAGGAATAGAGTTAGGGTCAGAAAGGTCATTATTGAGTGCTTCGTATGTAATTGGGGTTTCAGAGTTTTGAATATTTTCACCAACAACGAGAACCGAGTTATAGATTTCACTTAATTGATATTGTTTTGTTGCGTTCAAATAGTTGTACTCATCTTTACTGAATGAATAAGCTGGTGCTTTATACATATCAGCATCATCTGATGGGTACATATTCAATCTGCCGTTTTCATCATAGTAAATATAAGCACTAATATTAAGTGCTACTTCTAATAGTACATCAGAAATAGTTTCACCAGCAGATTTTGTAATGTCATAGGTTATTTCCATATCTTCAAACTCTTTTGATATAGATGGTTCTACTGGGTCGCCAACTATATTGAGTCTTAGTGTCTTTCTTATCAAGTCACCAACTTTACTACCCATCTCTACTGTGTAAGTTCCTTCAAGAATACCACCATTCTGACCGTTCAGCATACTCCATTTATCCGTTCCAGAAAGTTCAATTTTTCTTTCAGATAGATTACTTGTCATAGCGGGGTCATCGAATACAAATACGCCTTGTGGGAAGTATTTAGGAATATCATCAATCTTATAACCTAGATATAATTTGAACTTATCGCCAATGCTTATGTTTTCAATAAAGTCATTGTATCTACCATCATAATTAGGTAGTGAGAAATCGCAAGTCCTTCTTACACCTTCATCAAGGGTGTTGTTTACAGAACCACTATCATCTATAATATCACCCTCTATAACCTTTAGTACACTTTCATCTTCTTTTCTGAGAAGTTCAACTTTATAGACAGGTGTTCTAATATTATCTTTGATATGGTCGATGTACTGTTCAATAGTTGGTGTTTTCTTTGTATAAAAAGAGTGAACTGGAAGTCCTTCAACGCCGATAATCCCTGTTTGTGGCTTGATTCTATAGGTTATTCTTCTTTCAACATCAGGATGTTCTACATTTATAATTCCAATATTAGGAAGTGCTTTTGCTTTTACATTGATGGTTGGATTGAAACTATCTACAGTGATAGATAAACTATTTAGTTCAGTGTTAATCTTTATTGCAGTTTCTACATCAGAACTAATAATGAATATATCTGGGCAATTTAGTTCTCTATCTAAAGAAGAACCAATACCAAAAGAATAATTACCTAGACTTAGGTTTCCAAGCAATTAAATCACCCGCTTCGTCAGTTAATCGTGAAGCGAATGATACCGTCGCTATTCCATACTATTTCAAGTTCGGCGTTGATTAAGCTAAGAGTCTCACCAAAATCTACATAAGCAATTAGAGGTTTGTTTGTAGATGGAGTATTATCATAGATAACAGCATATCTAATATTACTAATATTAAGTGCAGTCCACTTGGGGTTGTCAGCCTTTAGAGTAGCAATCTTGTCATTGAGTACATAGGTTACATTTGTCAATGTTTCTCCGCCAGTTGTATATCCTGCACCTGTGATTTCTCCATCTACATTATCCTTATATTTATGTGCTTCTCTACTAGGAGAATAACTAGAAGATACAAGCATTACTCTTAAATCGTCGCCATCAAGATTGATTTCTTGGTTTGCAATAGTATTAAGAAATTGATTATAAATATAGAGACTTTGTGCCATAAATCAATCACCCCTTTCTTTTAGATTGTAGATAAATATGTTAATTCCTATCATTTATTAGTCGCGTATAGGAGAGCGAACAAACATTTCGCAAACTGTGTTTGCATCCCGACCATTTGTCAGCCGCATATCGGGGAGCGAACAAACATTTTTACCAATATAACGCAAAATGCCCTACCTGAATATGAATTAAAAAATCCATAAGGTGAAATCAGGTAGAGCATCGTGCGTATTTTGATTTTTAACTTTTGACGTTCCAAATACTTTTTCGAGTATAAGGTTCTTGTTTCATCGACCCTGCCTTCTTCAAAAAGAAGGGAACTTATGCAATCTCCGCAAGCGTTTCTGTTCGGTTTCGTCTGACCCTACAGTGTTTACTACGATAACTTAAAAACTATTTTTAGCCATAGAAGTTAGGAGATGACTTAGAATGAGTGATTAAGAAATGTAGCTACAAGGTTTCTACTCTCTGCAATTTTTTGAATATATGTCATGTCAGAAGTTAGGTGTAAGACGGAACTGTGCAGAGTTAAGTTTCATCTTACATTTGCATTATACCACAAGATTTCGATTTTGTCAAGAACTTTTTCAAATTTTCTTTGAAAATTTTTGCACTATCCGCAAAGTAGTACAAAAACTGAATATTCAAACTTTTTTAGATTCTTTTCTTGAGATATTCGACAGTCTCTGCAAGAGGGAATCTAAACATTCCTTTGAATAAACTTTAGGTCTATTGGGGGATAGACTTTATAAGTTTAGAATATGGTTTGAATGTCCTTGCTCTCAACATCCTCTTTATCTGAGGTACAAGTGTATTATAACACTAAAATCCTGTTTTGTCAAGCATTTTTTCAATTTTTTTTGAAAAAATATCTGAGTAAATTTATCTATACGTCAAGTTGTGTGAATGTTATATTTCCATTTCACACAGCCTTTCTTTTTAGTATAGATACCATTCGTAGATGGCGAAGTTTAGATTCGTAGCATTAGAACCTGTCCATGCCGAAATCTGTAGCACTGGATAATACTCGCCTGAGTAATTGCTAATATCACCAGAAACAGAAAATTTTTCAGCAGCTTCAAATGTTGTAACTGAACTATAATCGTCGAAAGTAGCAGCCGTAATGGTTCTTTTTGTTCCAGAAGATGAATAAAGTAACGAACTGTCAAGTCCGATATTTGAAGTACCCAGCTTTTTTATCGAACTATACACACATCCCATGTAGGAAAAGTTGGTAATGTCCATTTTAGGGACATTAAACCTTGCGGCATGATAATAACCTGTGTACGATTTATTGCTATAAGTGAGCGCTCCGATGCTGTCATCAGCGGTCGGTTGAACTTCTTCGAAAGAAGTATCAGTGCCAACATAAGTTTGAAGGGTTACAGGGTACTCAGGATTAGTATTGACGCCATAGATGAAGTACACAACGACATTCTGCCACCCGCCATCGACATAAACCTGTGTCGGTACAACTGTCCATTTTTCACCGTCGAAGATGTGGACTGTCTGCGCTCCCACCTGAACATAAGGCTTGTCCATAACCGTGAGGATTGCGTTGGTGAGATAGCCTCCGACAATCCACACATCGCCGACAGAGGGGTTCTCAGGCTCATTTTTTCAGCACCTCCATCCCCGTGTTCAGCCCATGTTTTACTCTGTCCTCGACCTCTGCGCGCTTGCCGTCATTGAATCGGTCGAGCGTCCCGACGAGGTAGCCCGTAATGCGGCGGATGCGTTGCTGTAGATCGTCCCGCTCAGTGCTAGCGCACCCGTGATGATCGCCGTAATGATGCTGCTTTCCACCACTTGCTGCTCCTTTCTTCAGCCGATTTCAACCTGTTTGCTTTGCTGCTCTCCGATTCAGATACACCTCCCAAGTCAGCGTTTGTTTTCGGCAATTTGCCCGCACAGTCCGCTTGAGTTCCCGCATGATGCGCTCGCCTTGAAACAGCCTTTGACGGATGTTGCAGTTGTTGCAGTGCTGCAACTGTCCGAGACGGGAAAGCAGGCTTGCCGCTGCTCTCGCTGCAATGCGTTTCCCTTGACTTCGTTGCTTGCGGAATCGGGCGATTGCTCTCTTGATGCGGAGTAGGTTGCGCTTTCGCGGAATTGTGTACCCGCGCCCGTAGCGATAACCAACGGCATCAGGCATCCGACCTTTCGGGCGGGCGAATCCGTTTCTCGGAGGGTTCAGAGGTTCTTTTTCTTGCTCTCCGACAGTCGGAAAAATCTGCCAGTCACTTTTGAGTTGCAGATGGTGGTCGTTCAGCCATCGTTCTATCATCCGTTTCAGCTTCTTCAATTTTCGCTTGTTCGAGCCGAAAATTGTGAGGTTGTCCATGTACCGGATGTAATGCTTGCACAGCCCGCTTTCCCGAATGAGACGGTCGAGGGGTTGCAGAACGGTGTTTGCAAACCACTGCGACGTGTACGCGCCGATTAAAATGCCATCCTTGATGACGCGCCAAATCAGGTCGAGGACGCGGCGGTCTTTGACGAGCTGTCGCATCCGTGCCATTACGACCTCAGGCTTGAGACTGTCGTAAAAGTGCCGAATGTCTCCGCACAATTCGTACTTTGTCCCTTTCTCGTCGCGCTTCATCCATCGCTCGATGGCGTCCTGCCCGCGGCGCGTTCCTCTGCCGCGGATGCTGCCGCAGCAGTAGTAATCCATTCCGCGCATGAGTTTTGGTTGGAGTGCTTGAATCAGTGCGTGGTGGACATACTGATCTGGATATTGCGCGGGTTCGCTGACTGTTCGCCATTTCTGCGCGCTCACGTCCCACCGCTGTGTGACGTGGGGCGGTTTTGGTTCAAACCCATCGACGAGAATCTTCCGCAGTTCTTTGACGCGCTCCGGCTTCGTTTCTTCCACCCAAGCGGTGCAGGAATTTGGACGATGATGCGCTCGCCAGTGGTGAGTACGGTTTACCTCATCAATGGCGCGGATTAAATTCTCATCTGAGATGAGTTGTTCAAACACATTCTTGATTCGTTTCAGGGACGATTCCTCCTTTTAGCTTTACGGGCGTTCCATCGCCTCCGTGGAGGTGTACTAACCCGCTCCCTGTCTGCTTATCTTCACCGAGAGGTGCGCGACTGCCTGTGCCATGATTTCGAGGATTTAGCATTGCTCTATTAGGTGGCGGCAGCCGATGTTCGCGTTGG